ATGCCAGAGGGCATGGAAGAAGAAACAAGCGAGTTGGAGATTGAAATCGTCAACCCAGAGATGGTGACCTTAGACGACGGCACAGTAGAGATTACGATTGTCCCCGACGCAATGGACACAGATATTGCTAACGCACCGTTCGATGCCAACCTTGCTGAGTACATGGATGACGGTCAGTTAACCGAGTTGTCGGCTGATTTAGTTGCTGCGGTAGATGATGACATAGGTTCGCGTCGTGATTGGGCTGAGACTTTTGTAAAAGGTCTTGAAGTCCTAGGGTTTAGTTACGAAGACAGAACTGAGCCGTGGGAAAACGCCTGTGGTGTATATAGTACAGTATTAGCAGAAGCAGCGATTCGATTCCAAGCGGAAGCAATGAGTGAGACGTTCCCAGCAGCCGGTCCAGTGAACACTAAAATTTTGGGCGAAGTTAGTCGAGAAAAAGAAGATGCGGCCTTACGTGTCAAAACAGACATGAATTACGAGCTTACAGATGTGATGGTCGAGTATCGCCCTGAACACGAACGTATGCTTTACAGCTTGGGACTCGCAGGATCAGCTTTCAAGAAGGTCTACTACGACCCCAACATTGGTCGTCAGATCGCTATTTATATCCCCGCAGAAGATATGATCGTGCCTTACGGTGCGTCTAACCTAGAATCTGCCGAGCGTGTCACTCATGTGATGCGTAAAACCAAGAACGAGATGGTCAAACTGCAAGCAGCAGGGTTCTACAGAAACGTATCATTAGGCGATCCAGTCGCATTCTCTACAGATATTGAAGAAGCTAAGGCTGAACAGGCTGGAATGTCGGTAACATCGGATGATCGGTACGCTGTATATGAGATTCATGCTGATTTAGTGCTGGATGAGGCGGATGGAGAGGTTGTTGACGACGAAGATGACCTACAAGTAGCCAAACCTTACGTGGTTACCATCGAAAAAGGCACAGGAACGGTGCTTGCGGTACGTAGAAACTGGAACCCTGACGATTCTTTGACGCTCAAGCGTCAACATTTTGTTCATTATGTCTATGTTCCGGGTTTTGGCTTCTATGGCCTAGGTTTGATACACATTATTGGCGGATATGCAAGGGCTGGAACGTCATTAATCCGTCAATTAGTTGACGCTGGTACACTTTCTAACCTACCGGGGGGTTTAAAATCGCGCGGAATGCGTGTCACAACGGGCGATACTCCCATCGGGCCGGGTGAATTCAGGGATGTGGACGTACCGAGCGGGTCAATACGGGATAATATCCTACCCCTACCCTACAAAGAGCCAAGTCAGACGTTACTTGCGCTATTAGACAAGATCACAGAGGAAGGTCGCCGTCTTGGAGCGATCTCTGACATGAACATCTCCGATATGAGCGCAAATGCGCCAGTTGGAACAACATTAGCTCTACTTGAGCGTACATTGAAGCCAATGGCAGCGGTACAATCTCGCGTCCATTACGCGATGAAGCAGGAATTTAAGCTTCTTAGAGCGATTATGGCTGAATATGCGCCATTAGAGTACGGTTATGAGCCTGATCGTGGTACTCCCCGCGCCCGCCAAGCGGATTACGCCACGGTGGAAGTAATTCCTGTCAGCGACCCCAATAGCAGCACGATGGCACAAAGAGTTGTGCAATATCAAACCGTGTTGCAGATGGCACAGGCCACCCCACAAATCTACGATCTACCCCAGTTGCACCGTCAGATGATCGAGGTGCTAGGGATCAAGAACGCAGACAAGTTAGTACCGACTGAAGAGGATATTAATCCAATAGATCCAGTCAGCGAGAACATGGATGCACTGGTAGGGTCACCCATCAAGGCGTTTATCTTCCAAGACCATCAGGCGCATATTGCTACGCATGAAGCCTTCCTTGCTGATCCACAGATTGCAGCACTTATTGGGCAAAACCCTATGGGTCAGCAGATTGTTTCTGCTCTTAGAGCACACATTGCCGAGCACATGGCTTTCTTATATAGACAGCAAATGGAGCAGAAGTTGGGTGCAGCACTACCACCACCGGGTGAAGAACTACCTGAAGAAGCGGCTAATCTACTGGCACAAACTATGTCTCAGGCTGCAATACAGTTAACTCAACAGAAACAACAGCAAGCAGCGGAGCAACAGGCACAACAACAGGCACAAGATCCTGTGTTTCAGATGCAGCAAGCAGAGCTACAGCTTAAGCAAGGTGAGCTACAACGCAAAGCAGCTAAAGATGCGGGCGACTTAGCGATAGACCAAGAGCGGATTGAGCTGGATAAGCAGAAGGCGCAGACCACAGCGGTGCTGGAAGCCAGCCGTATAGCTTCGCAGAATGAACAGTCTGAAGCTAAGAACGATGTAGCTGAAGCCAAGGTTATTATTGACATGGCTAAAAGTGCAGGACAAGAAAAACGAACGAGAGCTGAGGCCCACCGAGATGCGTCTGAAGCTTACCGCGATGACAGAGAGGATAGATAATGGCTAAAACCGTCTTTGACGTGCTAACAGATAAACTTACAGACCATAAACGGTCTAGCGAAGAATTTGTACGATCCGGTGCAGCTAAAGACTACGCCGACTACAAAGAAGTGTGTGGTGTGCTTCGGGGTCTGGACACTGCATTACGTGAAATAAATGACCTCTCGCGTAACTATATGGAAGAAACCGATGACTGAACCAACGGCTCTTGAGAAGAAGCGACAAGAAAAGATAGATGAGATGAAAATATCCGAGGAAGACATGGATGCGTTCATCCCTAAACCTGTGGGCTATAGGATACTCATAGCACTCCCTAACGTAGAGGAAACCTTTGGAGATAGCGGTCTTATTAAAGCAGACCAAACAAAGCGTGAAGAGTACATTCTTTCTACTATAGGAGCTGTAGTGGATATGGGTGAGGAGGCTTACAGCGACAAAGAACGATTCGTAAACGGACCGTGGTGTAAGGTTGGGGACTACGTAATGTTCCGAGCTAACACCGGAACACGGTTCAAACTAGGCAACCAAGAGTATCGTCTGATGAATGATGATTCTATTGAAGCGGTTGTCGCCAATCCGAGAGCAATCACTCGTGCGTGAGGAATAGACTATGCCAATGCAACAAGTAGAATTTGAATTTCCAGACCCTGATAAAATTGAAGCTGCTGCTGAAGTAGAAGTAGCCGAAGAGGAAACAACCCCTGATGTAGAAGTAGAGGGGGCTGTAGGCCGTGAGGAGCTTCAGAAACCGGGACAAAAACAAAACGTAATAAAAGATGGCGAGGTGGAAGTTGAAGTAGTAGACGACACCCCTGCTGCGGATCGCAACAGAAAGCCCTCAGAGCCTCCTGAAGAGGTAACTAACGAAGAGTTAGAAAATTACTCTGAAAAAGTTAAAAAGCGCATACAGCACTTCAGCAAGGGCTATCACGATGAGCGACGTGTAAAAGAACAAGCTCTACGTGAGAAAGAAGAAGCTATTGCTTACGCTAAAAAGCTAGTCGATGAAAATCAAAAGCTCAAGGGATCAGCTAACCAGAACCACAATACCTTGATTGAATCAGCTAAAAAGCAAGTGGATAGTGAGCTTGCTATGGCTAAGGCTCAATATAAACAAGCGTATGAGACTGGTGAGCCTGACTCTATTCTTGAAGCACAAACAGCGTTGAACGCTGCTCAGATACGTATGGACAGAGTTCAAAGCTTAAAGCCTAGAGAAACTGAGGCTTTACAACCAGAACAAACTGCTGTACAAAACGAAGTAACTGCGCCCCAACCGCAAGTACCGCGTGACGAGAAGGCCGAATCATGGCGCGATGATAACCCTTGGTTTGGTTCAGATGACGAAATGACGGCATTTGCATTGGGATTGCATACTAAGCTTACGAAAGAGGGAACTGACCCTCAATCGGATGAATACTACGAGAAGATTAATTCTCGTATGCGTCAGGTCTTTCCTGACCAGTTTGATGAGAGTATCGAAGACGAACCAGAGGAACCAAAGAGGAAGCAAAGTAATGTGGTTGCCCCCGCTACGCGGAGCACAGCGCCTAAGAAGGTGCGACTAACGCAAACACAAATAGCTTTAGCCAACAAACTAGGAGTATCTCTAGCTGATTACGCCCAACAGGTTGCTGAATTAATGAGGAAACAAGGCTGATGACTGATTCAAAAGGTACGAATAGAGTAGACCGCGAACTACAAACGCGAGAGAAGAAAACCCGACGGCAAGCATGGAAAAGGCCAGAGCTTTTACCTGACCCTACCCCGCAAGAAGGTTACACTTTTCATTGGGTTCGTGTAAGTACTAATGGACAGGCCGATCCGACTAACGTTTCCTCGAAGTTACGAGAAGGTTGGGAGCCGTGCAAAGCCTCAGACCACCCTGAGATTCAGTTGGTGAGTATTGAGAATGATCGCTTTAAGGACAACGTCGTTATGGGCGGACTTATGCTTTGTAAAGCACCCAAGGAACTTGTTGAAGAACGTAACGCTTTCTATAAAGATACAAACGAAGCGCAAATACGTTCCGTAGACAACAACTTAATGCGGGAGTCAGACCCTAGAATGCCTATGTTTAATGAAAGGTCTTCTAAGGTTACTTTCGGTAAAGGATAATCTTAGGAGATTAAAATGGCTACTACAGCTACCCCCTATGGGCTACGGCCTATAAACGAGGTGAGCGGTACTCCCTACGCGGGAGCCACTCGCAAGCTGCCTATAGCATCTGGTTACGGTACTAACATCTTTTACGGCTCTATTGTCGTAATTGCTGCTGACGGTACTATTCAACTGATGACTGATATAGGCTCACAAGCAGATCAGTTCCCTGTCGGCACAGTCGGCGTGTTCATGGGCTGTTCTTATACAGATGCAACGCTTGGTTTTGTTAACCGTCAAATGTGGCCCGCTAGTCAAGTCGCTGCTGACGCACAAGCATTCATCGTAGATGACCCTAACGTAGCATTCCAAATGCAAGCTGATGGAGCGGTAGCACAAGCTGCCCTTGGTCGAAATGCACCTTTAGCTAACGTACAATCGACAACTACTGGTAGTACTATTACTGGTAACTCGAATGTTGCGCTAGACGCTACAGTAGCATCTACTAGTGGTATTGCTCTTCGTATCGTTGACTTTGTTGACGCTCCGGGCAGTGCTGTTGGAGATGCTTTTACGGATGTGATTGTTAAGTTCAACCCAATAGCGCATTCATACACTAACCCAACCGGTACGGCTTAAGGAGACTGACTAATGGCTATTTCACGAGCGCAACTCCTCAAGGAACTACTACCGGGTTTGAATGCCCTGTTTGGCCTTGAGTACGCACGATATGGTGAGGAAACTAAAGAAATCTTTGAAACAGAGACTTCTGACCGTTCCTTTGAAGAAGAAGTGAAGTTATCAGGTTTTGGTGCTGCCCCAGTTAAAACTGAAGGTGCTGCCATTTCATATGATAACGCACAAGAGACTTACACAGCCCGATACGTCAATGAGACGATTGCTATGGGTTTCTCACTAACCGAAGAGGCTATTGAGGACAACCTGTACGATTCGCTTTCAGCGCGTTATACAAAGGCACTAGCTAGAGCAATGGCTTACACCAAGCAAGTTAAAGGTGCGACTATTCTCAACACTGGTTTTGCTGGCGGACCCACTTATGGTGACGGTCAGACTTTGTTCTCAACGGCTCATCCACTAGTTTCTGGTGGAACTAACGCAAACACTCCAGCGACTGGCGTTGACTTAAACGAGACTTCTTTGGAAGCAGCGGTTATTTCAATAGCAGCATGGACTGATGAGCGTGGTCTTTTGATTGCAGCCAAGCCTCGTAAGCTTGTTATCCCACCAGCGTTGCAATTCGTTGCTACACGTTTGATGGATACTGAGCTAAGAGTCGGCACTGCTGACAACGACATCAACGCAATCCGCAACAACGGTACAGTGCCAGAGGGTTATACAGTTAATAACTACCTCACTGACGGTAATGCGTGGTTCTTGATGACTGACGTTCCTAACGGATTGAAGCACTTCATCCGTACACCGATGACTACATCTATGGATGCGGACTTCGACACAGGAAACAGCCGATATAAGGCTCGTGAGCGATACAGCTTCGGCGTATCTGACCCACTGGGCGTTTACGGTTCACCGGGTGCTACATAAGCAACAGGTGATTAGATTAGGGAGCTTCGGCTCCCTTTTCTTTGTCTGAGTTTTATTTGTACATATTATAAATAAGTGGTATATACTCTCTTAAATCGGGGCTAACCCGCGAACTCTGACCGTCCCCGACGGACTACATGCAGACAGATTCGCTAAACTCGCATGTGAGGACTTTCAAATGGCTAGAACAACTTTCTCTGGGCCGGTACGATCACTTAATGGTTTTGTTTCCGCTGGACCGGGTTCAGCTTCTTTAATAACTGCCAACAATACAACAACGGCTTTGTCTATATTCCCTACCCCTACAGTAGATGCTAATGGCAACCCTACTGGAGCAGTAACTCCGGGTAACGCGGGTGTAGTAAATGTCTATAACTCAAACAATGCCGCAGGTGCAGGACAACTTACACTTCCTGCGATTCTATCTGTTGCACCTTCAAGCACTACTCCTGCAACTGATCCTACATCGCCTGACCAACAGAACCAGCTTGGCGCACAGATTGTGGTTATCAGTGCATTTGACTTAGCTAATAACTTAGTTATCAAGCCTTCTGGAACGGATGTATTCACTGGCTATGCAACGTCTGTAGACGCTAACGGTTTGACTAAGACTTTCTTAGCTACACCTAACGACACTACATTCACTTGGAATGGCGGTACTACTGGTGGTGACATAGATAGCATGATTACATGCACAGCCGTTTCTGCGGGAACATGGTATGTCCAAGCTGTTTGCTTCGGCGCTAGCGCGGGTGCAGGTGCTACTCCATTTAGTGCTTAATATAAACTATAAGGAGTAAATCATGGCTGATACGCTAACGACGCAAATCATACAGGATGGCGGTCGCACAGCTATTATTAGGGGTAATGTAGCGGTAGGTAATACTGACGTTGTTACTTCTGTACTAGTTGATGTGTCTAGCCTTTCAAATGACCCTATAACGGGTCAAGCCTGTATAGCAGCTACTGTACAAGCGGCCACTTATGCAAGCAAAGGAGTGGCTGTCACCTTAGCATTTGATGCGACTACTGATGTTCCTATCTTTACACTTCCAGCGGATTGGACAGAGCAGTATGACTTTACTGACTTTGGTATTCCTAACCCCGGAACTTTCGGAACAGCAGGTAATACGGGTGATATTGTAGCGACTACAATAAGCCCAGCAGCGGGAGATTCGTACTCTTTTATTCTTACGGTGTCTAAAGTTTATGCCAGCGCCTAAGAAAAAGGGGACTATGAAAGGCCACACCATTAAAGGTGGTCAGAAGCGTCCAACTAAGTCTGGTGCAGGTATGACTAAGAAGGGTGTGGCTAAATACCGTAGGGACAACCCCGGCTCTAAACTTAAGACAGCCGTTACGGGTGAAGTGAAGAAGGGCAGCAAGGACGCAAAGCGGCGTAAGTCTTTCTGTGCACGTTCCGCTGGTCAGATGAAAAAATTTCCAAAAGCAGCTAAAGACCCTAATTCTAGGCTGCGCCAAGCAAGAAAACGGTGGAAGTGTTAATGCCTAGTAAGACGAAGAAGCAAGCAAATTTTATGGCAGCGGTAGCTAATAATCCTAAGTTTGCCAAGAAAGCTGGGGTTCCACAGAGTGTAGGCAGAGATTTTGCTAAAGCAGATAAAGGAAAAACCTTTAAGGAGGG